TTTCCTTTAAATAGCGAGTGATTGATAAGGTTGATTTGTGTTGTAATGAATCGTAGCACCATTCTCATTGTCTTCTGAAACAGTGATAGTGATATTACGATCTGGATATCGAGTTGCAATGACTTCGTAGAGGTCATCACTGATCATTTCACAACTTTTGTAATCCAACGCAAGAATGCCTTGAGAATATTGATTCTCTAACCATCGCTTGAATTGAATAAACTCGATATCCCTATCGTTGTGAAATACTTCTACCGTCACTTCAAAATGAAAGATGTGACGATGCGGAGTTGCTAGAAAGCTAACATCATATTCATCACCCGTTGCGAGTGCTGGATCTGTTGCTGCCGCTGGGTACTTATGAATACCTTCTTTTTGAAAGCGCACAAAAATTGTACGCATTGCTTTGTTCTTAATTCGTTGACGTGTTTCAGTCAATGCCTGTTGTCTTTGGTCTTGCATATTATTCACCTAAAATTTCATTCATAGCATCGTCTGCATCTTCGATGATTTCTTCAATTACAGGTTCTGATTCTGTTACTTCAAACAATTTATCAAACATCGTTAATGAATTCATAGTTTTTTTACCACTCATACCCTGGCTACCTGATGAAAACTGCATCCAGAGTCTACTGTTACTATTGATTAGGTCAATAGCTTCTTGTTTAGTTTTCTTACTGAATACTTCATCGATAACGTCTTTAAACAGTATACGCTCAAATGATTCATTCATCAACATCTTCGGGATAACACCCTGATCATATTGACGATTAGCCTCTTGTACTGCATTCATATGCATCCACACATTATGGCTTTGAATCAATGTATAACTAAGTGTGTCCCAGCTAGTTTTAGTTTCTTTACCATGTTGACCTAAGAAACCTTGTCCTCGATAACAAAGATCACTAATAGTCATTATATCAGTTACTGGACTGTCTGTGAATAGCTTATGGACACCATCAGCTAATACAGCGTCACGGAACTTGCGAGTGTCAGTAGCGTAAGATTTATTCTCCGCAGTCTTATCCATACTGTATGCCCACTTTTTATTGTGTTGAATACTAGTATTGAAATATGCCAGACCTTTAGCAGCACTAAAGAATGGGCTTGCACAGTCGAATGTGATTTGAAGTTTTGGGTTATGATACTTGCGAATAGCACGTTGGATATCACTAAACAACACGGCGTATTCCAAGATGCTGGTACCCAAACAGTGAATCAGATCATGCTTACCTTCTTCCAACAAACCATCATGGATGATATCAACCATACGTGTTAGCATCAAGTGAACGTCAATCTTGTTCTGACCTCCGAATGCCCAACCGTTAAAGTGATTCTCTGGATAGATATTTGGATCGCAATACTTCTTCATTTCTGCATACCAATCATCACTTTGCGTATGAGTACGACCTTGCAATACGTTTAAGAACTTGCACTTACCCGAACGATTAGTAATGAAATACTCATTGTTAATGTGAGTAGCTTTGATTGCGTCATCAATAGTTTTAATACCATGTGCTGACGTTTTAGTCTTTGGGTCTTGAATATGATAAGTTGTCAATGACTGTGAAGGAATATCAAGACACATACCGTAATCCATATATGTATCCATCCATGTCAACACTTGCTGACGCTTTTTCATAGCGCGAGGACAGTTGGGATCCTTCCAATCAGCAGGCCATTGAGCCTTTAGAATCTGAAAACCACCACTATCACCCAACATGAACGTACCTTCTTCGCGTTTACGAATAATGCTTTCTTTGTGGTCGTCAACGTTAACGTCTAAGTTAGCATGACCAGCACTATACAAGCCCCACTTATAGTAGTACAGTCCTTCTTTGCTGTTAAGAAAATTTAGTTTCTCAACATCACCATTGAACTGTGCAGGGATACGTGCAGCATCAAAGTACTGTTCACCTTCACGTTGCTTACCCAAGCCAGCAATATAGAAACTGCTGACTGCTGGCAAGAACAATGCCCAGTCAGGTTGTTGCTTTGCTGATAGATTATCTTGTTGCATTAAACTTTCGCTTCGTTTTTCATTAGAATCTTAACCATTTCGATTTGATTCTTGTGTTTGTTCATTTCTTCTAGTAGACTTTTAATAGTAGGATTAGTTTCAGCTAATCTTTCGTTCTCTAGTTCTTCGTTCATCTTCTTTTCGGCCCACCTTAAGGTAGTGATAGCATTAGCTGTAAGATTAACACAAGCGGAGCCGCCACCTAGAACCTGCCAACCGTTACCATCAAACACTTTCATGTTTCCGGTACTAGATTCATATGATACTGCTCCTTGCATGGGATTAGAATTATGACCAATATAAGGAGTTGCCCCCTTACTACTAGTCACATTCATGTACTCACCACCAACTACGTAGTCAATCATTTTGTCTTAGCTGGAATCAAGTAACGGTATGTTGCAACACCGCTATCAACAACTACTTCGGCTGCGCCTACATCGCTAATGCGAACAATCTTATCACCAACTAAATCCATGATGCTGATAAATTGCTTCACGGGCCATGAAAAGTTCTTACCAGTAAGATTACCAGTAACACCTGCATGGAATACGAAATTACCTGAGTGAGTTGATGGGTCACCGAAGAACATCTTCAAGTCACCGTTGTCAGTCTTCGCAGTAAAGTTATCTTCTTCGCTGTTAGCACTTGCTTGCTTTTTCAGTCGCTGAATACCTGCAATAGTAGGTTCAAATTCAACACCCCATGCTGCACCTTTGAATGCAACACTCTTGACTTTTTCTTCAACAATGTTCTTGCCCATCAAACGATAGTCATTCAAGAAGTCACCTGTCTTAGTTTCAAAGTGAATGTATTCCGGAACATCAGCGCCATCACGATTCATTCGGGTGACATAGACATTTGAACTTGCATCATATTCATCAAAGCCGATGATAGTTTTCAATTTGCTCAAGTTAGGCATACCGAATGTTCCGATAAAATCACTGATCGGAGCTTTGAATGTACCAGACACAATGACAGTCTTATCTTCTGCGATAGCATTAAATTGTGTCTCTTGGTCAGTACCAGTGATCTTGATTAGTTCAATACAGCCTAGACCAAATGTATGGTCGATCAAGTCTTTTAAATTGTTTTTCATGTTTTTTCCTTTGTGTTTGCCTAATAATATTTAGGTCTTGCATGTGTCTATTATGACGGAATATATTGCGTAAGTCAACACCAGTTTAACCAAATGTGAACAAATCGTCAAATGTTGATTTAACATCGATGTTACTCTTGATATCCCAATCGAGCACACCAAGCAAGTTATCAATCTTTTCATCAACCAATGTAGATTCCATAGCTTCGTTATCGAATGGTAGTTCCTTGAACCATTTAGGCAAACGTAGTTCGTCAACTGGATATGCAATACTATTGAATCCTAATGGATTAGGTTTTAACTTACATACTACAATTTTCATACCATCGTTAATCTTTTGGCTATAGTTATCACCATGTAGTCTACGCAGATAGTTCCAATTGATTGCTGCTCTTGCATGACCAACTCTACACTCACCGGTCTTTTCAAACTTGATTGTGTGGTTAGTTAAGTTGTTCACACTCTTGGGTGAACCTTTAGTCCATGCATCCTGCTCAACCATGATACGCTTAAAATCTTTGATGCGTTCAATTACGTCTTCACGATTTTTACCACGTTGTAGTACCATCTGCAATACGTCCATCAAGAACTCTTGTACATACTTAGGAGTATCTGCACGTTTCAAGTCAAGACCCATAGCTTTGATATCACCTAGCTTACCATCTTTGTCTTTGCGTTTACCTTCTTTATCAAAGATATTGATAGCATAACGCTTTTTAACGATAAAGATAGCACGATCACCAATTAATTCACGACCAGCTTTGATAATCTCACCGTTCTTGCGAGGTGCATGAAATGCCTTCTCCATGAACTGAGGGAAACTGTCGTTAGCTTGGTCAGCAATACTATCATACAAACCGATGCAAAGGTCTTTGTCCCAAACTAAATCACCTTTATCAATCTGAGGCTTCAATGTTGGGTATGCGGTGAAATAGCATGAGTCAGTATCCCCATAAACGATAGCATTACCTTCATGTGAATAGACACCTTCAACTGTTTCATTAATCTGGCTCATCATGTGACGAACAATCTGACGACCACTCAATGTAACTGACTGACCGATACGCTTATCATAGAATCTGCAATGCTCATTCAACAGTGCGCCGTATGCAGAGTTAAGTAAAATCTTACGAACAAGCTGACGCTTATCATAATACTCATACATATCTGTACCGTATGCTTCTTTTGCCTTAGCTTGCATTTCTTTACGTTCACTGTACCAACGAGTCAATAGTCCAGGAACAATACCTTCTTTCTCATAAGAGAAGATTGTACCGTTTGCACTTAACATCCAGGGCTTGTGACTATCAAAGACCATCTTCCAGATTTCTGCTGCACTCATTTCTACACTGCGGCCATCTTCGTAGTCTACAGTGAGCATTGTGCCACGCTCTTGGTTCATGATTGCAGTGTACTCCAACGCACCAAACAAGTTTTCCCACAAGATAGCACCAGTAACGTCATTGTCACCTTCTTTGTACTGCTTCTTCTCACGTGCTAGCTTGGCACCCTTGTCAAGCATGTACTTGTCAGTGAGTGTTTGTCTAACTTGCGCAACGATAGATTCTCCTGCCATGTTGAGGGCACGAATAACCGAGGGATAGAGCGAGTTAATGTCAACTGCCCCGACCCACTCGTGCATACCCCTTTTCGGAGTAGCAACGAAGGCACCTGCCGCTTGCTGTACGTCTTCTGCATTTTCGATCTTTCGTTTTTTATCTGGAACAACTAAACCTCTTGCATGTGCTTCATTGTAGATTGCCATTTCAATCATAGCAACAGAGCCCATAACAGTAGGCAACAACACTGTATTCTCATGTGCTAGCGAATTCGCCAGTTCTAAGAATTTAAGTTTATCATGAATTTTAACCAACAACAAGGTATCTTGTCTGTTGTACTCAATGAACTTTTTAAAGTCCTTGTTGTACAATTGATCCAGTGTACCTTCATACTGTGTTTTGTTCTCCCCAACTTCCATTTCACCAATTGCGTCAAGCTTATAACTG